GCCTAAACCGGGGTCACCAGCCCCTGCGCCCGAGCGAAAACCTCAGACCGAGCAGAAACCTGCGAAGCCTAAGGGGAAGCCTGCTTCTGAGTCGAAGGACGGAAAGAAGCCGGAAAATAAGCCCGAAGCTGGTAAGCCGCAAGTCCCGAAAGGGCCGCCGCCAGTGGTCCCCCCACCAGCGGTGCCAGCACCTCCACCGGTAAGAGAAATCGACGTGCGATCGTACCTTGAACCTGTGATCCAGCCAGCTGCCCCGACTACCTTTGTTGCTTTTAACGAAGCATCAGAGGCGTTGAGAAAGCTTTTAGTCGACGGGCTTAACGGCCCGAAGATGGCTTGGTTACAGTGTTTTAACAAGCTATGGTTAGAACGTCCCTTACGTGTGAAGAAGGGTTTTGAATATCTGGCAGCAGATTTCGAGGTCAATTTTTCACACCAATCTCGGGCTGACGCAAGTACGCATCCAATAGCACACTTCGTAAGGAGTGTAGCGGAAAGGGAAGCTGTTTGCCGGTTAATGAAGTATGCTGATGAGACAGGTAGTACCCAGATAATCGATATGTTTGGGTCGGAGAGGATATGCATCGCGGTTAACGATGTGTTGTCTCGCCTGCCGGAGAAGACCAAATTCACGTGGTTCCGCCCGTTGGTAACGAACAAGGACTACGTGAACTTTGCAGCTGCACTCCATAAACGGCCCTCAGTCGTACCGATTGGGATGCCTGTTTTGTTGGAGGATTGCTATGTTCCAAAGGATGAGTTCTTTAACAATCTTAACACCTTTAAGATCCCGTATGCCGTCGTGTTGACACAGATTTATCGGTCTGAGTCAATGGGCGGTATGATGCATGGAGAAGGTCCTTTCTTTCAAAAGGAAGGGAAATTCATACAAATGGCATCAGCGACGGATCCTGCTTGGGCCCCCTGTGAGTCCAATGATTGGTGGCTCTCGACGAATAATTACCAGGGTTATGCTTGGGATGTGAGTCGTCAGTATGGTGATTTTTATGTCATTACTGTTAAGTTCTTAGGTGGAGAGAAACCCGTTGTGGAGCCTCTCAAACCAGTTCCGCTTGGGCCTTGCGATTTGGTGCAAAAGAAAGTCATCCTTCCGCCATCTTTTTGGACAGTGGAGGGGATGAGGCATTGGTGGAATTCACTTGGCCGAGGAATAACCCATGAGGAATTGTGGGTGTGTACTGAAGCTTTGGAGAAATTTGGGACAGCTATGGTGGGTAAAAACCGCCAACCGTACCAAATGTCGACATTGACTCAGGAAATCTCGATCATGTTGAATACTCCTAAATACATGACTTTTTGTCGTGTTGCGGAGTTTGATTCCACGCGTTTGCTGAGGGATACCGTTGCGTATATTACTTGGAGTACTGTTTGGGAGGAAACTTCCATGTTCAATAAGGTTCTACATTCATTTGGAGAAACAATTTTGAACTATAGAAACATGAAGACCAAGATGGTTCCTACGCCGGCGGATTCAACCACCTTTCTTAAGTACTGGGCTACAAAAGTTCTTTTGTTGACGGTCGTCTATAAAATCGTTCGTTTTATCATACCGATAGTGGTCGCGCGATCTAAAGCGCGACTCTCTGTTTTTGCAGATTTATTCGTTAAACCTGATGTCGGCTCTATTCCAGAGACGTTTCGACAGATTTTCGTGCATCCGCTGCTTACCCAACTTTTGACGCTTGTTAGCCCTGCTACAGGTTCGATTGTTGCTGCAGTTACTCCTTGCGCGGAAGAATATGTCAAAACCAATATTCTGGCTCCTTTTGAGGAGAGAGTCGGGCTCCCAAGAGGAATCTCTTACGGAGTTTTTGAAGGCGCATTGAGTAACTACAAGGAGAGGACGTGGTCGGGTCTTTTGAAGATCTTTATGCATACTTTCTTTCAGCATACACCAAACCCTGAGTTTACGCATTCCGTATGGAACCTAGCGGCTTATGCTCAGTGTGCTAGCATCACTAAGTGGTTGGATTTTAAGAGTCCGACTGTTGGGTCGTTGTTGGCTGTTGCTTGGTCTTTACGTGGAAGAAAGTTAGCTACTCTCCCCGGTGGTAGGGAACCACCAATTTCGCCAGCACAATTTGAACGTCAACGCCAAGAAGACGAGATGATTCCTGCTTTAGTGAAATTTGTTCCCACCTTCGGAACAGTGTCGGACGCTGAGGATTGGAAACTTTCCTACGAGGTTAGAACGAACACGGATCAAATGATTCCTGGGATACTTCCTTTAACATATGAATTGGCGGCTTTGCCATTCGATGTGGAAGCAGACCCGCGCAACTGTCCTGTTGCACAAGAACTGGTCGTTAAAAAAGAACCAGGTGTGTTTGTCTTTATAGGTGTTCAGTGCCTAATGCGTCGCCCATACGGCGTAAGACATTTTTACAATGCTCTGGAGCAGAGGAATTTGAAAACGATTCCGGCTTTGGATTTTTGTGAACACAACTGCCCCTTTTTTCAGGAGTTCAAAATGCCAGGCGAGAAGATGGTTGAAAAAGCTGTCCGTGGTTGCAAACTCAGGAAACTTTGGTTCTATGCGGCAACACTTTTTGAGGGCCTCGTCTATATCGGAGACATGGATGAGGGGCCTATTTCCTTGCGGGAGTGGGCTCTCAAAATGAAGGGGAGCATGAAGAAACAGCGGGCGTTCAAAGCTATCGAAGATCGAAAGGAGAATAACTTGAATTTTTCAAGTACACTTTTCTTGAAGTCGGATGAAGTGCTTTGGCCGAAGGATGATGGATATATCAAAGCTAGAGTCATCAAAGCCGTGAATCCAACGGTGCAAGCCTATTTGGCTAAGCCGATTGATTCAGCCATGAAACGTCTTAAGATGTTTTGTGATGGCGAGAAGACTCTGCTCTTAGGACCAACGGTCGTGAGAGAGGGATGGCGTAATACCCTCCAGCATCCTGTAGTTGACAATACCTTCCAAGAGGAAGGTCGTCGACCCTGCGAGTTTCGGATTGCCATTGGCTCCGGAAAAACTGCCCAAGAATTATCGGAATGGTTTCAAAGGTCTTATGAATGGGTCGGTTCACCCCGAGCCCCAGGAGTAAGTCGCTATTCCATAATTGTGGCTGGTGATGATTTCTTCTGCATCTATATAGAGAAAGGCTATATAATTATGTTTGCAGAAAATGATTTTTCATCTTTCGATCGAACCGAAGGAACCCATGCTTTGGAAGCTGAGAGTAGGATACTCAAAGCTTTGGGAGTGTCAAGTTCCAAGATTGGAATCCTCTTCCGTGGGACGCTTGCGACGGCCAGTTATGAGGACAGACATTTCGAGTTGAGAGAAAGGATTGAATTACCAGACCAACGTGCCACGGGCGGGCCCGACACTACCATTGGTAATAGTGTGTTAGATGTTACATCTGTACTGTTCGGACTGGAAGCAGCTCCGATGGAATCATTAGCCGAAGAGCAAGCCAAATTAGGGTTTATAGCGAAACTAAAAATTTCGTCGAACTTTTTGGGGATGACTTTTCTCAAGGGCTGGTGGCTCCCGTTAGATGAAATTTGTTCAGGTTTGGAATATGCCTGGCTACCCTTACCTTCGCAAGTGATAAAACTCGGGAAGATAATGACAGATCCTGTCAGAATCTTTCCGCTTTTGTCCGTTGATGAAGCGTGGCGATCAGCTGCTAAAGCTATGGCTGCCGGTTTAGGCCATGTTCCCCGTACTTACCCAATTTTGGGCCCATTGCTGCATCGATATGATAATCTCATAAAGACGCCGGTGGAGACTTTACAAGAGTCTTTCATGAATGAAAGTTTACTTTCAAGCGTGATGCAAGACCCTCATAAAGTGGTGAACAATTTGTTCGACATCAAACTCAAACTCGAGTCTTGTCACATTGCGATTGCTATTCG